AACAACATTGACAACATCGAAACACAGATGGTCAAAGATGGGTGGCAACTCTAATGGCGTTTGATCTAGAGGCATACACAACAGTTCAAGAGCGGATTCAAGAATTTTACAAGAAGTATCCTGAGGGATCATTGCAATTTGAGTTCAAGGGAATACTTGACGGATCACCGCAAATGATGTGGGGCATCGCTTATGCGTACCGGACACCAGATGATGAGCGACCAGGCATCGGCACAGCCGCCGAACTGATCGAGGGCAAAACACCTTACACAAGAGGCAGTGAACTCCAGAATCTAGAAACATCAGCCTGGGGGCGTTGCCTGGCGGCGCTAGGACTTGGGTTATCTAAGGGCATTGCATCCAAGCAAGAGGTACAAGCAGCTAAAGATCGCCAAGCACCTGGGCCAGCCAAGCCAAAAGAGGTTGACCCTTGGGCATTAGCCGATGAGCCTGATCTAAGTGTCCCGACGTGTCGTCATGGCGCGATGCGTAGAAAGACGGGACTAAAGAAAGACGGCACACCATACGCTGGTTACGTTTGCACAGTAGGTGGCGAGGGCGAGCGATGCGCTGCAATTTGGGATCGATCATGATCTGCGAGCATGGGGCTGATGCGCCTAAATATTGCGCCATCTGTCGGCATCAAGGTGTTATGGGCAAAGCCGAGGGCATAACCATTGCCAAGGAATCACAGCTGAACTGGCACGATGAGGCCGTGATCTGCATACGCCAGATGGCTCGCACTGGTAAACCATTTACTGCCGAGGATGTTGTCAACGAGATTGGCGCACCAGGCGGATCAGGCAAAGTCATTGGGGCAGCCTTTAACACGGTTGCAAGATCTGGCATGATCTGGCGATGTGGCGAAAGACCAGCCGATCGCAAGTCAAGTCATCGCCGAATGTTGGCAGTATGGCGTGGTGGACAGGTACAAGAGCAAGTGAGGTTATTTGATGAGTGAATCAGAGGTTATGCGTTGCACTTGTGGCGCATGGTATTTCATAGGCAAGCCGTGTGGCTTTTGTGAGAAATGGGCAAATCGTGGATGAGATCGAAAACGTACTAGACGGCATTATGAAAGATCCTTTAGGGCCTGATGCAGTTTGGGCAAGCATTAAAGGCAAGATCAAAGGCCATTATTTAGCAGCTCAAAACCTGCCAGCATCATGTCCGGAATGTGCGAGCATACTTGAGCCAGTTGATTTTGGTGTAGATCCTGACACGAACGAAAGATTATGGGTAACGCATTGTTGCGGTAAATGGGATAAGTATTTAGAGGTCTTAGGCCCAAAGGATTTGATCTAAAAAGAAACGACACGCGGATCCCAAGAAAGAACCGCGTGCCGTTTGTAACGATGCTAACATCGTGAGCCTCAACACTCTAGTTAAGAGTATAACTAATGCCCGACCAATCCTCGGGTAAACCGCCGTTAGATGGCGTATCTCGACATGGATTGATTAGCCCATGAAACCAGCAGAAATGCGAGCCTTAGCAGCTGATGTCAACACGAATCGCCTGGCATCAAAACACCCAGCACTAAGGCACACGGCGCGATTGTGCGAAAGCACCCATGACCAACCAAACCTACGCGGTGACGGTGGCGAGTGGCTTAATCTAATGCCATTCCCTGCTCACCTATCGGCTCGGGTGGCAAGTTTGGGTTACGCTAAACAACATGACGAGATGGGTGCAGGTAAAGCACGATGAGTTATTGGAGTATGTAGCAATGGTTGAGTATCTAAGGAAAGACCACACAGCATTGCAGGAACAGATTAAGGATGCGAAGGAATTAGCCAGCATCATTGAAGCAACATACAAAGAAAGATTAGATCGATTGACTGACTTCATACTCGACATACATCCAGCAAACTACAAGTACGAGCGTGGGCTAATGGATGCATACAACATAGTGGCAGGTCATGAGTCGAGCGCATAGCCAAGGCACAACAACACAATGGCGCAACCTTAGAGCCGCATGCTTTCGGGTATGGGGTAGGTCATGCCTAATGTGTGGTGACCGGGCAACTGATGTCGATCACATCATCGAATTAGCAGCTGGTGGGACTAACACCATTGATAACGTGCAACCTTTGTGTAAGCCCTGCCATCAAGCCAAGACCAACGCATTCAACAGCACCGCTAGGAAGCCCGTAGAAGCCCATAGGGGCGTTTTTTTTAGGGTCGTGCCACCCACAGACTCCCTTGGTTCTATTTCTCCCCGATTGGTCCGATTCGATCCGCCAACAACCGAAAGGCCTAAGTCATGACCCAAAAGAATCCAGAAGTGCTAGACGATAAACCAATGGGCATACTAATTTCTCTAAACTCGGCAATCTCGGTTGCGAACTGGCTTGCGCCAACGGATGTAGCCGCGCTGACTTTAGCCCGGCGCATTGCTTTGGCACTTGACACGGCCTTTGACATGGGCGATCTTAAAGAGGCAACACCTTTGGCGGCTAAATACTTAAACGTACTCCAGCAGCTGCATCTCACAGTTGAAACACGAACAGCAGGAAAACAGGGCGAGGAAAATGACGGGACAAACCATGTCGGAAACTATCTACGGCTACTCGAAACCAAGGATCGAAAGCAAAAGCCTGAACCTGCCAAGCGCAGGGCCAGTGGTGGCGCAACTAGCTGATGAATTAGGTGTCCCACTTTTAGATTGGCAAAAGTACGTTTTAGATGATGCCTTGCAAATCTTGCCAAATGGCAAATGGGCAAGAAGTCAAGTGGGTATTCTCGTTGCGCGCCAAAATGGAAAAACGCACTGCATGCGTATGCGCATCCTTGCTGGCCTTTACATCTTTGGCGAAAAGAATGCCATAGCCATGTCGCAAACTCGGCAACTATCTTTGGACACTTTCAAGCAAACAGTCGATATGGCTGAGAGCCTGGACTGGATGAGAAAAAGAATCAAGCGAGTATCCCGGACTAACGGCCAAGAGGAACTTGAGGTGTACTGTCATCATTACCCAAAGTCATGTAATGGCAGATGCGAAAGAATCCGCAAGTATTCAATCCGAGCAGCTACAAGCGAGGGGCCGCGTGGATCATCAGCGGATTTGTTATATGTAGATGAACTTCGAGAAATTGATGAGGCGACATGGGCAGCCGTTACTCCGATCACCCGAGCCAGACCAAATGCCCAAATCTTTTGGACCTCAAATGCTGGAGATCTGACTTCAACAGTATTGAACGAGCAACGCCGCCGAGCCTTGACCTTTGCTAGTGATCGAATGGGTTACTACGAATACAGCGCGCCAGCAGGATCATCGGTTGACGATATCGAGGGATGGAAACACGCCAATCCAGCGATGGGCTACACAATCAGCGATCAGAACATCAGAGATGCAGCAACCTTTGACAGCCCAGATGCTTTCAAAACTGAGTCACTTTCGATGTGGATTGATTCTGCCGAATCGCCTTGGCCAATTACCGTATGGAACGAATGCGAATCGGAAATCGCACTTGAGGATGGTTTGCCAACTTGGATGGCAATGGATCTCAACTTCAATCGCGAACTGGCTTGCCTTGTAACGATCCAGCAACGGGAGTCGGGCTTTGGAGTATTCCTACACGAATGGAAAAAAGAGGGCGGCATCAATGACCTTGAACTTGCTGGGGAGATCGCAACGCTGACTCGGCGTTATCGGCCAAGAGTTCTGGCCTATGATCCAAATACTGCTGGATACATTGCACCAAGACTTGCCCAAGCTGGTGTGCCAGTTGCGCCGACTCCTTGGAACTCGGCCAACTTTGCAATCATGTGTGACCAGACAATGAACGCGATGCAATCCCGTCAGCTGCTACACCCAGCCCAAGAAACTTTGCACAGCCATCTAGTTAGTTGCGCTCGCCGCCCGGCATCCGATGGTGGCTGGCGTATTGCTCGCAGGGCGGCTCAAGTACCGATCAGCGCGGCAGTTGCTTTGGTCATGGCGGTGGGTCATGCGACTGAACCACAACAGAGTGTGAGTATCATTAGTGCATAACCCTGCCTTGGGTTCACCCGAGGTCGGCCAGTTATCAAAGAGGGATCAAGACCACTAGGACTAACTGGCCGATCTGTGTGACAACACGCGCAACAAGATGACAAAGCCTGACAAATCTTTGCAATGTCATTGCTTTGTGTTGTAATGGCAAAATGGGATTCATAGATTTTTTGCTGGGTACACCCACTGAGAAACCACAGATTGAAGCGCGTGCCGGCATCGCCATCCCGTTTTATCAAGATGCCTACTTCACGCCATTCAACACATTCCGCGTTGATCGCTCAAGTGCAATGCAAGTGCCAGCCGTTGCCAGAGCCAGAAACATCATTGCTGGCACAATCGCAACCCTTGGTTTGAACTCATACAGCGACATCACAGGGGCAAAGATCGAAGGCCGCAAGATTCTCGAACAGCCTGATCCAGCCATTCCACTAGCTGTGACTATGGCTTGGACCGTAGAGGACTTGTTATTTCATGGACGAAGTTTCTGGCAGGTTCTTGAAGTAAACCCAGAGGATGGCAGACCAACACAGGCTCGCCGAATTGATCCAACACGGGTCACATTCACAACTGATTTGAATACCCAAGAAATTGTTAATGGTTTTTACATCGAGGGCGGCTTATTGCCTATGACTGGTGTGGGATCGCTGATTATGTTTAGCGGTATTGACGAAGGCATTCTTAACCGAGGTGGCCGCACTATTTCGACAGCACTAAAACTTGAGGAAGCCGTTCAGCGTATGGCCAGCGAGCCTAACCCAACAATGGTGATCAAGAACAGTGGCGTGGACCTACCGCCAGAGCAGGTATCGAGCCTACTTGCCCAATGGAAGCAAGCCCGAGCCACCCGATCAACCGCTTACCTTTCAGGCCCATTGGATGTAACTACTTTTGGCTACGATGCCGGACAAATGCAACTTACCGAGTCCAGGCTAAACACAGCAGCTGAAATTGCGCGCATGTGCAACATCCCTGCCTGGTACATAAACGCCGAATCAGCCAGCGCGACTTACTCAAATGTTTCACAGGAACGTCGCAGTTTGGTGGACTTCTCACTCAAGCCGTTTATGTCCTGTATTTCTGAAAGATTGTCGATGAACGATGTGACCCCACGCGGTAGCACTGTCAGATTTGATCTTGACGATTACCTACGCGGAAACCCACTAGAACAAATTGAAGTTCTAGAAAGAATGATTGCAGCTGGCATCATCAATGTTGATGAAGCCCGTGAGGAAATGGACCTTGCACCGAGAGGAAATGAAGCAAATGCAACTTAGTTTTGAGGGTCAGGTCTTAGCAGCTGACACAGAAACCCGAACCATCAAGGGCCTTGTTGTGCCGTTCGCCAAGGTTGGCAACACATCAGCCGGTCCAGTGCGCTTTGAGTTTGGCGCATTTGGCGAGATCGATCCAAGCCAGATTGTTTTGAACATGGAACATGACCGCACACGCCCATTGGGTCGTGGTATCGCTGGCTCAGAGGAAATTACCCCGGCAGGAATCTCGATGGCGTTTAAGATCGCGCCAACTGGTGCTGGCAATGATGCACTTGTTGAAGCATCCGAAGGACTACGCCCAGCCTTTAGCATCGAAGCCAATGTTGGCGAATACACCATCGAAAAAGGCGTGATGGTTGTATCAGCTGCGAAACTTGAGGCCGTTGCCCATGTAACAAACCCAGCATTCAAGGATGCACAGATTTCCCAAGTCGCAGCCACAGAGGCCGATGAGGAAAACCCAGAAACCACCGAAGCAGAAATCCCTGCCGAGGAACAACCCACAGGAGACACAGTGGAAGAAACAACCGCACCAGTGGCAGATGAAGTGACCGCAGCAGCGGTTGTTACTGCCGCAGCACCAGTGGCTTACACCAAGCCACGTTCACCAATCAATAGCCAAGCAACATCCTTGGAACACAGCATCAAAGCAAAGATGGGCAACCACGAATCAGCCCAGTATGTAATGGCTGCTGATGACAGTTTCACAACCAACCCAGCATTCAGCCCGGTCAATTACGTTAACCAGGTAATTGATAACTCAATCGGCTCACGCCCAGCGATTGATGCGATCGGTTCACGCGCCATAACTGCTTCTGGGATGGTCATCTCACATCCAAAAATTACGCAGAATGGTACTGTGGCCGACACCAATGAAGGTGCAGCACCAAGCATGCAAGGTATTGAATCATCGTATGTGAATTTGGACGTAAACAAGTTCGCAGGCCGACAGATTTACAGCCTAGAAATTTTAGAAAGAAGTTCACCAGACTTCTTCCAGGCAATGGTTGACAACATGACACGCGCCTACAACAAGGCAACCGATGCAGCAGTAATTGCAGCACTAACCGCAGGTGGCACACAGGCTACTGGCGTTGCAGCAACATCCGCTGGCATCATTTCCTATGTTTCCACTGAAGCCCCAGCTGCTTACCTAGCAACTGGCGAACTACCAAGCGCATACATCGCAGGTACTTCACAGTGGTCACTATTGATGGGTGCAACCGACACAACCGGACGCCCAATCTACAACGCTTACAACCCACAAAACAACGGTGGAGTTGCAGGACCACAGTCCCTACGCGGTAACGTGCTTGGACTAGATCTATACGTTGATCCAAATGCAGTAGCAACAACCATCGATGAGTCAGCATTTATTGTGACCCCATCATCCGTTGCAATCTACGAATCACCGATCCTACGCTTGTCGACAAACCATGTTGCGTCCGGCGAAATCGAAACAATGCTTTACGGTTACTTGGCCGTAGGCGTTTTGACCGCTGGCGGCGTACGTCGCTTTAACTTGACCTAAATCAAGTTAGTCAGAAGTGTGGGGGATGCGGCCCTGTGTCCCCCACACACTTACATCGATAGGAGTATGAAATGCCATTGATCGCACTTAGCGAACTCAAAAGTGTCCTAGGCATTGGCGACATTTACGCTGACTCCATCGTTCAGGCAGTTGCCGACAGTGCCGAGAACATAATCCTGTCGTACTTAATCTTTGACGATGTGGCGATTAATGCCGTATCGCTTACAAACAATGTCGCCCGGTTCTACTGCTACGACAACACATTTGTGGTTGGTCAGGCATTGACCGTCACCAACTGTGGCTCACCTTTTAACGGATCACGGACTAT